CCATATTGTTCAACTGCAATATCTCCAGCAGTTAAGAAACATTTAGCGACAACCCAACTATCATCTTGAAATACAACCTCATATTTAGCTTTCCATCCATCTAAGCCAAATACATTATTTAGTCGCTCAATAACATAGATTGAATTAATTGTGGTAAGATATTTACGGGTCGGATGTTGCTTTAACGCTTCACTTGGTAAAGGCTCAAGCAGTTCTTGTTTTATTTTATCATTTTGATTTAACTTTGTCATAGGGTTTTTACCTTCTTTTGTTAACTATGGTTAAGAGAGCCTTGCACCTTGCTTGGCTCTTTTTTTTAATTCTAACGGGCAGATGGGGTGCATGAAATTACCCAAACCTAATTAAGTAGGCATCTACCCGAACATTTCTAAATCTCGATATTTTGACAATATCTTAATCAATTTATTATAATTTCTTGGTGATGGCTCTTGGATTCCTTTAACCCAACGAGTAACTTGATTTACATGAACACCCATCTTCTTGGCAATAAATGTTTGCTTTAAGCCATACATTTCTAAACTTTCTTTTAAATCTATTTTCATAATAACCTCGTTTGTTAGTGTTAGTATTTTAAACTTGTTTGATTATTCGGTGCAAGTAAATTTTTTTAATCTTTATAAATAAAAAAAATGCCCCACCATAAAGCAGGGCATCTTTCCACAGGAATAGAAGCTCAGTTCGTTACTAAACTTCTACTAAAATGTTTCGGTAATAGACATCGAAATATCGTATGTATTGAAAGCCACTTGATTCATTGTGACACTATTAGCATTAACACGAGCAATCGCATATTCTTCAACCTCACTATCGGGTTGGAACAGGAACGGTAATCCGAGATTGATAGTCGGCATTACACTACTCAAAAAATCTTGTTTAATATTAAAATCAGGGTTATTTACATTGGTACGCTCAAATATTCCACGATTATTAGCATTTGGTGTCATTATTTCGTTGTAATGTTGTGGCATCAATCCTGAATTATCAGAATTTTCATCAGCTAAATAGCTAAATTTCAATGACCATGACCGTCTTGCAGGGTATGAAACAAAATCAGCACCATGTCGCCATGCAGGTCTTGTACCCCACATTGGAGGTTGATTCCAGCCAACATTAGAAAGCGTAAACCCACCTTTTGTGGTTTGAGTTTTCATTGATTCATTTGCAAAGGTCTGCGTAAGTTCCATATCAGGTGCATGGCTCATTTTATAAGACCAGCCTATACTAATGTCACCTATTGAAGTAGAGGTTTCTGCATTACTTTCAAGTCTTATCACAAATTTTTTTAAATTTATATTTTTGTATTGTGTAAAATTATCTAATTTAGTCCATCCATTAGTAGATACTTGTAAATTACCTGTGTGAAGATGTTCCTCAAAAACTCCGTTTATATTTTCCGTTTGAGATTTTGCCAAAACTTGTATGTTATCAGTTGCTAATTGATGCCCTAAAATAAAACAATGAGTTAAAGAGTTCAGAAAATATCTATTTTTAAAATCAATACCTATAAATTTAACATCACTATTACTTGAAAAAACTACATCAGTTGTTTTAGTAGGATTAAGGTAATATTTACCTTGTGCATTTTCAGTTTCAATATATCCTAATTGTCGAGCCAATAATACGGCATCTATATAAAATTTTGGGGTTCTAACACGATTGTACATTAATAACCTCCTCTACTTCTTGGCTGTTTTTGCCCCCTTGAAGCTACTTTTTTTCTTAATGATATAGTTTTTCTTTTAGGTATTTTACCTACAAAATAAGTACCATAATATTGGCTTGGCTTTCCTGCATTTTCCCAATTAGAATTAATCATATTCCAATAATCAATACCTTCGGTTTCTATAGGTATATTTTTATTATTAATTTTTGCTGATAAAATTTTCATTTCACCATTATATTTAAGCAATTCATTTAATCCTTTTGGACTTTCTTTAAATTTTATATATATAGTGTTTGGCAAATGAACTAATTTTGTTTTACTATTTTTGTTAATTACAAATAACTTTTGATTTTCAACCTTTAGTATTTCAAAATATTTATGATGTAGTGCTATAGAGCCTTTATATTTAATTTCTATAATACTAAAACCTTTAGAACAATCTATATTAATTTTACCTTTTCCGTAAATTATTTTAATTATTAATCCTCCACCATTCCAAATGCTTCAAGTTGTTCAAAATTTAGCTCAATCCATTGAATATAATCTGATGCTGTTATACTACCATTATTATCAAAATCATATAAATCTAAATAATAATCGGTTGTTGGTATAACATTATATACAAGGTGTAATATTAAACCTATTTCGTTTTCTAAATCTATACCTATTTGAATAACATCAACTAAATTACCTGTATCATCTTGCCATATAAATGATGCAGTATCTTCTGATTCAGAATTAATGTGGTAAGTTGATTCGGAAATAGCCTTGACCGATACTGTAATATTTTGGTTTACAGGTAAATCAAAAGGGTTAAAATCAATATTAGTTGATACAGTTTGACTATCATTTAAATTATTATAATCTTGACTATAATAATTGTTATTTTCAGCATCATATATTCTAACCTCATGCTTTGTATTTGATGCAATAATTGTATCTCCGTATGGATTATTTAAATTTGGCGATGCCATAAAATTTACATTTATTGATGGAGATACAATAGTAGCTGGTTCAGCAGGTGTAACCACACCTAATAAATCTTCTTCATTATAAAAAGATTCATTAGCAGGAATAAAACTCATCCAGTCAAAATGAAGCTCTGAACCTGTCTCATGCCATTGATTACCACGAAATAATAAATATAAATCTCTTGCTTGTCCTAAGTAATAAGGATTACCATCGTTTATGTCTATAATATGCCATGACCCGTCTGTGTTTACAGATGTTGCCATTGGAAATCCAGTTCCATTAGAATTTGTATAAATACCTGTAAATCTAAAATCAACTCTACTTAAACTTGGTGAAGTCGCTCTTATCTTTACTCTAATTTTAAAACCAAAAGGATGTGAATAGTTTTCTACAAAATCTTTCCACCAAGCATCAGCATATCTTGGAAGATATAAACCTACATTATGAACATGATTTTGGTTGGCTCTCATTCCTATCCAACCATTATCATGTATTATACTTACTCGTGACGCAAATCTTTCTTGCCATTGAGTATTATGTGCTGTACTTGTACTTAAAGAAAATGTTCTATGTGGCTCATCAGTTATTATTTCATAATCAGGAATTGCACCACCTTCGATTATTTGCCCCTCAGTAGCTTCTGTAAATTCGGCTTCAATAATCTGACCATCAGTAGGTGAGGTTATAGTAGGTGGTATTAATGTAACGGGATATTGACAAGCACCATTATCGATTTCAGCTTCATAATTATAATTAAGAGCACTTAAATCAGTACATCCATAAATAGGTGCATTTTCTTGCCAATTACCACCTTGATTGTTGCAAGTAAATTCAGATATTTCTCCTGACCAATTTCCGTTTATTTCACACCAACCAAGAGTTTCAGGGTCGGGGTCAGTAGGAATTACACATAAACTTTCATCTTCAACATATGTTGTATTTTCAGGAGGATTCGCAATTAATCCTTCTATGTTTTCACCATTACCATTAGCTAAAAAAGATTCTGCAAAATTAGGCAAAGGGCAATAATAAATCGTTTGAGGTATTATACAACTACCATCATCAAGTGTTGCATTTGAATTATAATTTACAGCATTAGGGTCAGTACATCCTGCAAACTGACAACTACCATCATCTTCTGTTGCATTTAAATTATAATTAAGAGCATTAGGATTTGTACATCCATATATTTCATCATCATCATTTACACCATCACCATCAGAATCATAAACACATAGTGAATTATCTTGCTCATATATAAATTCATCATCATCTATTAATTCAGCAGAATCCTGAGAATTGACAGCAGTAGGGTCACCACAATAATATATTGTTGTAGGTTCAGGTTCTTGTGGAATTAAATCAATACTTTCATCAAAATTAAATTCATGTAATTGATAAAGTTTAACCTCTACTTTGTCTAAAGATTTTTTAATTTGTTCAACAAACCAATATTTATATATCGTCTGCCCATTTCTTACATATCCAATATCAGAAACTTCATTGATTATACTATAATCTTCGCCAAAAATCTTACGACCTTGAATTAATTTATTAAGCCGAACAATATCACCAAGTTCTAATGTCAGATAATTTAATGGTAATGTCAAATGAATTATATTGTGCTGATTAGCGTGTAAACCACATAAATATTTGGCTAACTTTTGTGCTGTTTCTTCATCTCTTATATATTTAGATTCAAATACAAATTCTTGGTCAAAATCTTGACCGAAATAACTTTCCTTATAACCTTCTCCACCATTAAAAACAGGGTGAGTTGTGCCATTCTCCTCAATATATTCAAGATTATTTGGAGTAACATCACCTGTTTCTTTAGTAAAGTCTTTAAGACCATAGTCATAATGATACTTAACATTTACACGATTATAAACCTTTTCTATCTTAGTACGGTCATATTTATACGAAATAACATCATTTACATCAATACGGATTGATTCACTATAATTATAAACCTTTTTTATACTCTTAACCCTAAACTGACCATCTTTAAAATATGGATATAATGGTGTGCTTTGGCTAAGTTCTTCTATTAACTTCTTAGAGTTTATTTTTTTATCTATTGTAAAGGCATATTTACCAAGTTCTATATCATTACTTACCGTATTAATTAATTGCTCGTCAAAATCCAATTCTGAAAGTATTTCGGTGTATATAGCTTGAGATGAAGGTGCTTCATCTCCTCTGCCGATAGCATGAACAAAGTAATTCTTTTTTAAAGGCTCTTTTATGTCAGCAATAAATGTAGTATCAATTTCTCTAATTCTTGCAATTAAATCGGCTTGATATGTTTGAGAAGAAGTTAGTGCAGTCGATTCCAACTTAGCAAAAAATATTAATTCAAATTGATTGTCATTTGCAAAACAACCTACTGCTGCTGAACTTGTAGCAAAAGATTGGTCTTTAAAACCTATATCTGTACCTTGACCCTCCCATGCTTCATCTAAAGAATCTTCTCCTTCAAAATTACCTACATCGGCTTCATTAAAAATAAATAAAGATGAGTAATCTAAACCAGTATTAGGATGTTCGTGTATATTATCTACAAAGCCACTTATGTTGTTTTGGCTACCTTCATTATCTCCACCTGCAATAACTATGTTGGTATTATAATAATTTGTTTCAAAAAAAGTGCTATTAACTATAGATTCAGGGTCTGTTTCTTCTGATAAATGAGGAAAAGGTTTCGGTAGCCTAATTCTGTTTAATGCAACTTCAGGTATATCATTTCTATCTGTGTCAGATGCTAATATTAATGGTATTACCATCTTGTAATATTTAAATAAATCAAGGGTTGATGGGTTAAAATCTCCATCTACAATACCACCTGACCCATCCGAAGCTACTCCGTAATGGTCTTGTACTAATACATAAGTATTGAAATTATTATCAATGGTTTCTTCTGCATTACCACTATCTGCTATTAAATTATTTTGATTTATCATTCCAGTAGGAAGATGCTCTCTTGTTAAACTTGGATTTTCTGATTTAGAGAACCTTCTTACTTGCAAATTGTTTAAAGCAGAAAGCCTTGTGTTTAATAAATTAACATAACCATTAGAGGAATCGTCAGAACTCCATTGAATCTCATCTAAAACATAACTAAACCCTTCCTTTGGTAATACTTTCTCTATGTTTTTTAAAACATTACTATATGATGAATTACCATCAAAAATATATAAAGGTTCTTTAATTTTATCTGTAAATATATCATCTGATTCTGTTCCTGCTAACTCTGTAGAATTAGGTGTATCAAATATAATTTTTTTACTTTCCAATACACATGGACTTTTATCAACTTCTCCAAAAACCATTGGTATTGGTTTATTTCTATATTTTTCTAATATAGATTCATCATCTCCTAATTCTTGCAAAGGAATTTCAGTTTGCAACTTATCTTGTGATAAATCTTCACAATTAAGAGTAACTTTATCTTCATCCTGTGAAAATGAACGAACAATATAAGTACCAGCTTTATAACATTCGGTATCATTTAATGCTTGTGATGATTGTGAAGCATACCAAATAACGACTTCTTTATTCATTAAAGTGTTTAGGGTATCAGAGAATCGCTCACCATCTACCTCATAATCGCTTATACTTAGGCTTACAGACGATATTTTATATTTTCGTCGTTCTATGTCAAGTGATTCAGAAATCGAAGGGATATTAAGCAATATTGGTTTGTAGTAATGACCATCAAAAGTAATCTTTTTAGTGGATATTCTATGTACTACATTTATAATTGGCTCTGAAGGAGTTGCTACTTGTACCCAAGTTCCCCCATTATTTTCACAAAATTCTTGGTCTATACCTGTAGTAGGCAACCCTGGAACACCACCCCAATCACAATAGCCTGTACCTAATGTTTCAGTTGTAATTGAAGATATCGTAACTAATACAAAATTAGATAAGTGTTTACTCTTTATATCATCATGAAATGCCAAAGTCTGCACCTCGTCTTACTGCTTCACGCATTAATTCTGCAAAATCGTTTTCTACAAAATCTGAATTTACAATAGGATTATTAATAACAATAGTAGAACCACCTCCACCACTTTGCCCTTGATTCATACGATTAAGATTCTCGACACCGATTGCAGATACAGCATTTCGGCTCATAACAAATTCACCTCGCTCTGCTTCAATCATAGTACCACCTTGTGAATGTCGTCTGCCACCAACTAAACCACCTGTTTCAAATTTTTGTGCTTCATTTATTTGTTGTTGTATAGTTTGTACTCTTGACATCATCTGTGCCAACATGGCTACACCTGTAATGTAACCTACGATACCATTTTGACTAAATGCTTTTGCAGAACCAGCAATAGAATCGGCTACAGCAGATGCTTGTGCTAATTTCAAAGACATAATTGTTTGCTCTTTATTACCTTTAGATAAATTGACTAAAGCGTCAGATAAAACAGAGGTTGCTCTCGCAGATTGCTGTATAGTGCTTCCGTATTTACCTTGAAACGCATTTAATTTATCTAAATTAGATATTTCGTGTTTTCTTTCCTCATTAACTTCTTTAACTTGGACTTTTTGCATTTTTATTGCATTGGAAAAATCTTCCTGTGTACCTTTTATTGGCTCTTGTTTTATTATAAATTCATCCTGAACCAACATAAGGCTTCTCATTGTACTTTCAATTTGAGCTAAAGCTTGTCTTAATTGATATGCACTTTCTGTGGCTTGATTAAATAACCTACCTCTAAAAGTACCTGTAGCTGATTCGTTAAAAACTTCTCTTAGATTTTGCATCCTTTCGGTTAAAGGGATAGTTACATCATTATTAAATTCTATACCTTTATCTTTTGCAACAGCTAAACTTTCAACAAATAAATCTATAGCATCTGCTTGTTGCTCCCCTAATGAAGCAGATAATTCGTCAAAAGTTTCAGGTCTAATAGATTCAGTAAGAATATTAGTGCCTTTAGTTATATCTCTTGCAATATTAGTGAACATTTTCTTTAAACCACTAACTTCTGCTGCTGTGGCAAGAAAGTTTTCTGCTGAATCTCTCATATTAGAAAATGAACCGACAGTTGTTTTAGATAGTTTATCAGTAGCACCAACAATTCCTGCTGTTGGGTCGATTAATGCACTTTCTAATGCTTCTCTAAACTCAGGAAGTGTTGTTTTTGATAAATCCTCAATACCTTGTGAATCTTTTATTAATTGCAGAATACCACGCTCTCTAAGTATATCTGCCGCACCTGCCCCACCTGCAAAAGCACGACCTAATGCACTTGCAGCTTCTGTTGCTGTTGTTCCCATGAACGCAGCAAGGTCAGTAACGGGTTTAATCATTTCCTGAGCATTAACACCAAAGGCTCTTAATTGCACACCAGCTTCTACAACATCTTGAACTGCAAAAGGAGTAGTTGCAGCAATATCTCTAAATTCTGCCATCATTTGAGATGCTGTTGATACACTACCTGTCATTGAAGTTAATCTTGTTTCTAAGGCTTCAAAGTTTGCAGCAATCATAATAGAATTTCTACCCAAAGATATAATAGGTTTTGCAAATTGAGTAACAGCAAATGCAGCAAGTAGCATTTTAGCACGAAGAACAGAAAAAGTGCCACCTAAGCCAAATAATGTTTTATTTAAATCTTTTGCATTACGATTTTGACGACCTTTTGCTTTACTTAGCTTATCAACAGATTTTTCCGTTAAAACATTTATACCTCGTAATTTTTTTGTTTCTCTATTTAAAGCCTTAATAGCGGAAATTAATTCTTTATCGCCTTTTGGCTCAAAACTAACTCTTATTTTTCCGTCTGCC